TGGTGCTGATACTGGAGTTTTCCCACCAGGATGGAACGTACCTTTGCCGGCCCCTGATTGCCGGCATGCTGGGTTGTCTGCATAGTAGTCATGCTTCAAGCCCTGCAATACACCGCATGGCCGGTTGTTCTGCTCCATCAAGTTGTATGCCGGCCCCATGCCGACATCCGAACCGGACGCTGACCCCCACAGTTTGAACCGTTCATCATCGCCCGCGCCGCTTCCAGCCGCAATGAATCTGTTGCTGTTGGTGGTATCGGGCACATACCGTTCCCAGTTGTATACCCATCGGTTCACGATGTACTTGCCGGTTTGTCCAGAAGGCCAACAGGCATCAGTGGAATTGCCTTCCAAATCACCGTGTTCGTTCCTGGGGTCTTGCTCATATCCTGTGATCTTCGCAAGGATGATCTTCACACTTTGCCCGAACTTGTTCTGCCTGGTGCGAAGTAGACGGGACAGGCCATGCCCGTCCTTCTCAACAAACCTGATCATGTCATTCAGGCTACGCCAAATGCCTGGGGTCAACTTTCCCGCACCTTGTGAAATGTGCCTGGTCATGCGCATTCACCTATGACCACATTGGACAGACAGAAACAGGGAACCAGGTTTGTATATGAAGATGCAGTTTCAAGTGTTCCGTATGTGTTGCTGATGTCTGAAGGCATCAGGTACATGATCACGATTGACCTTGGCCGGATCGGCTGCACCAGCCATGTACCCATTGATCCGCCGCCTGGGAAGTGCCCTTCTGATGTATCAAAACCTGGTGGCAGAACGTCGTTTGAGTTTGCGGTATATCCCCATTCAGTTGTGTTGTATGCCGGCCCCAGGCCAGTACCATCTGCCTTGCCTTCCAGGCGTGTCTTGCTTTGCCCGTTGACATAACTGCCTGACGATGTTGCACCCATCGATATGAACAGGTCTTGATTGTTGTGTGCTGTCAAGCCTTCCCAATCGTATCTGTATCGCATGGGGTCAATGTCAACGACTTCATACCCAGTGATCACGGCAGGGAACGCCGGCGTTTCAGGCAATCGGTCAAAGTCGCTTGTCTTGTTTGATGCAGATTCAGCAGCACGCCCGAACTGCTCTATCCACTTCAATGCACGCATCAACCTAGCCCAGTAGGCCGGCGTCAGTTTGTTCAAGCCCCTGGCAATCCTTGGGTATCGTGACATCGATTCAACCTGTTTGTGGTATTACCTCATCAACGCCAAAGTTGCTGAAGTTGTACGTTTCCCTGAATGGCTGACGCCACACAACTGGATATGCTTGAAGTGCATAGTTGGCAGCACTGCCATCGTTGAGCGCCGCCGAACCTGAGAAGTCAGGCACAGACACTTGCCGCAAGTGGTACATGCTGTCGAAATGGAAAGTGTGTGTCAATCGATAGACACCAATGGCAACTGATGATGTCCTGGTTCCTTCGTACAAAACCGTGTTCGGATTGAACACGCCCCACTGGTTGCTGTTGCGTCTGCCGCCCATGTTCAGAAGGAACGAGAACGGTATCGGGTAGTCGATGACATGCTCAATTTCAAATGATGTGGTTGTAAAAGCCTGGCTGACTGGCTCGCCTTTGACATCGATGGCGGTTCCTCCGATGTCATCATCATTCGGATTGTTGATATTTGTTGGTGCATTCGGCAGAGTACGCCACACATCCCGAAACTCAGTTTGCACATCCGCCGTGAATGACATGTATCCAACAGCGTTGGAGTCCGGCCCCCATATCTTCATTCTTGCATATCGGATCGTGACCAGGAAGGCATCCTTGTGTTCTGCGTATGGTTGAACGGTTGCTTCCTGGGCAGTCATGAATGGCAGCGTTGGGTGCGCTTCGCCTTGAACCATGAACTCGCCAACATCGGGAATGCCTGGCTGTGACAGCACTTCAGACACATCTATCGATTGCCCTGAATCGGAATACACTGCAAAAGTGCGTGTTGCTGTTCGGTATGCGCCGGTTGAGAATGAAACCTCACGCCCTGACAACAGTTCATCGACTTGAATACTCATTGCAGTAGCCCGCCAAACGTATCTTTGAACATGTCATATTGCTGCTTGCCCAGAGCAAGCAATTGCTTCAAGTTGCTGTTCTGTTCTTCTGCTTCTTCGAGTTGTTCTTCTTCGACGTTCTTTGTGAAGCCAAATGCGAATTTGGCAGCACCAATGGCAGTTTCAACAGATGCCCCTGCAACTGCCCTATCCACTTCAGCCTTGGCGGGCGCTTTCATATCAAGTGGTTTGGCCGCCGCTTTGGCTGCTGCCTCCATCTGGCGAAGTGTTGCTGTGCGCTTTTTCATTGCCGCGATCATGGAGGGATCAACGCCGGCACGCTGAAAATCTTCAATCTGGATTGCATCCTTGTGCATTCCAAATGTTCTGATCTGCTTGTCAAGTTCATCGATGAACTTCTGTGCCTCAACAGTCGCTTCGGCTAGTTGCTCATTCAGCCCCCCATGTGCATCGGCAAGCGAATCAACAGCACTGGCCGCCCCATTGGCTGCTTCCATTTCAGCCACAAGTGCATCTGCAAATGACATCACCCTATCGCCCCATGACTTGTCGAGACTATCTCGCATCAAATCATCGAAACCAGAATTGGCTGCACGCTCCATTTCCAGGGCAAGTGCTTTGATGTCCTGCTGTGCTTTCCTTGCTGCCTTCCCCCATTCATCATCCATCAATTCGATGACATATACCAGCGCTTCACCAATGATTGAAACCCAGTAGAACACCCACTGTGATGCAAACCATTTCAACGCATTGAATATCGTTTTGAATCCAATGACAAATGATTGAAGTATATCAGCGACAAATGCAACAGATTTAGCAATTGAAGTGAACACTTTGACACCTACTGTGCCGGCCCCGCCCATGCTTTCAATCCAATCGGTTGTAATATCAACCAGGCGAATGATTGCAGGTGCAAATGTTGTGGTGACGATAATGCCAACACCTGACAAGAAGGATTTCAATCTGGTGATTGCATCATTCGCTTCTTCAACCTTCGCTGCTGCTTCTGTACTCATTACGCCGGCAAGCCTTCTGAACTGCTCGCGCTGCTCCTGAAGTGCTGCCGATCCTTCCTGCAACATGTTGACCATCTGGATACCCCTGGTTCCAAACAGCCTGTATCCAACAAGAACACGGTTGGTTTGGTTTTCGATATTGCCCAGGTGATCACTTAGCGTCATCAACATTTCCATTGGCGTTTGCTTCGCCATTTCAGCCGCTTCGATGCCAAGCAATGCAAACGCGTCTTTGGCTGCGCCAGTGCCGTTTGCAACTTCACCTGTTGACCTTACCAGGTTCAATAGTGATTTTTGGGCAAACCTGGTTTCAACGCCGGCCAAAGCCGTGATATGCGCAAACTCTCGCATTTCCTGGTATGTCATGCCAAGCACTTTTGACATCTTGTTCATTTCATCAATGGATGACATGAATGAACGAACAATCAAAACACCAGCAGTGACAGCCGCCGTGCCAAGCACTGCCAGGCGCTTCGCTGATGTGGCGGCAAATTTCCCCATGCCCCGCAATCCCTTGCTGAACTTTGAAACCATGCCTCCAGATGATTTCAAGCCTTTTTTCAACGGTGCAGAATTTGCCCGCAAGTTCACGAACAGATTGCCGATGGTTGCCGCCATTACTTACCCCCCTGGCTGAAGGCACTTTTGAGCGCCTCCAACATCTGTGTTTCGGTCTGCTTCGGCTTTGTGTAGTACGGCATGAACTCGTTTGGTTTGAATGCTGGCCGGTTCTTGCCCCTGTTCACGTTTGCAATCGTTGATGCAATGATGCCTGCACGCAAATCCTGTCGCGTATCGCCTATGGTTTCGACGTAGGTGTGATATGCGATCCATTCGCCAAGTTCCCTGGAATCCATAGATTCCAACAGTTGCTTCACGCTCATGCCAAGCGCAAGTGCAAGCGTGAAGTAGAACCGCCTGGGGTTTCCAGGCTGTTTCAGTTTCCCGCCAATTCCTCTACCGCATCATCGCCTATACCGTTGAGGCGCTGCGCTGCAATGAATATGCGATTCAATGCAAGCGCAGATTTGCGCCCCAGGCGTTCAACATCAGACTGGTTGAACAAACGGTTTCCTTCATCATCAACACAGCATAGGGTTGCAAGCCTGGCACGCAGGTTGTCCATGTTTGCTGATTTGCTCTGCCCCTTCTCATTCAGCAGTGACGCCTCGAACTGGTCACGCTCCTGGCCGGTCATGGTTGACACAAGAACGTGCCCCCCCCATTCAGGAACATCAACTTGTTCTGTCGGCCTATCGTCAACAGACAGGATTGCATCGCGTGTCAGGCTTGCCATTCATCTACCCCTTGTTATGCGGTTGAAAGTGTCAAAGTGCCATTCGTGCGAATTGACATGCTTGCGGTCAGTCGATCTTCCATTTCAGCCGTCACGCTGAACGATTCAACAAACCCATCAAACGATGCGGTTGAAGTATCAGACCAGGTGATTTTGAAGGAATGCTCAGTGCCCGCTGTGATCGCTGATGTCATAGCATCATGGCCCGTGTTGCCAGGATCGTACTGGAGTTCGATGTCAACTGTGCCAGCGTCATAGAACCCGCCCGCGATGTACTCGCGTGCAGTCGAATCCATGTTCGTTGTTTCGATCATTGGCCTGGACAGGTTTGGCCCGCCGATGCTGAGAACTTCACCAAATGAAGTCGAAGGCGTGCCCCCTGCCGTGCCGTATACAAGTGTTGCCCCATGTCCATCAATTGCCGCCATAACTCATACCCCTTGCAACTATGTTGCTGATTGATAACCCATTCTGAAATCAAGCACCACATGGTGCGTGCCCCGTTCGCCAGCATTTGCTGGTGGTGAATACTCATCGCTTGATGACAAGTGCCTGGTTGAAGTCACCACAACACTTGCCTCTGTCCCGCTGTAGCCCGTGACTGCTAGGCGTACCTTTTCGGCCAGGTCTTTCACATCACTGTATGACTTTGCCATGCAATCAACAGAAAAGCGTGCATAGGTCAAAGCAGAATGACCATCGTTCGATTCCTGTGGATCGGATGACACCAGTTCGTACACGATGGCCGGCAGGCTTTGACCAGACGGCACAACAATCGGGAACACCCTGGTTGCAACGATATCAGTGACATCTGAAGATGACCTGATACGGTTTCGCAATGCGTGTTCGATGTCAGCCATTATGGTGCGCCCTTAGATACGAACCCGCCGCCAGAGAACGACTTGCCTGTGCCAGTGAACTTCATTGCGCCCAGGCCGGATGCGTATGCCTCGACCTGCTGCCGCATAACTCGCTGAAAGAACCTGATTGCTTTGCGCCTGTTCTTCTCATACGTTCGTGACATGAACCGCCTGGCAGCAATGCTTCCAACAACCCTTCCTGCATACGGCCCTGATTTGACCATACGAAGTTTGGTTCCAAACTCGAAGAAGTGCGCCCACCAGGCCGATTTGCCTTTCCCCTGTTTGTAGTTGACGAACAATCGGCCAACTACTGGCCGTCCCTTTTTGGCGCTTGTCTTTGTTTGTATAGCCATGCGAAGATTCTGTGATTTGTCTGTCTTTGAAATCATTCTAGGCGCTTCAGCCCTGGCTTTCGTGCGCAGCACTCGCATTGTCTGGCTTGCAGCAGTACGCCTGAACTTTTGCTCAACTTTGCTTTCAAGTTTTGACAATGCCCGAATCAGTGCCTTGTCACCCTGTAATGATATATCACCAATCCTTGCCATCAGACTTCTTCGCGGCACATCATTTCAAGTGATATGTCGCGCTCCCTGAAGTTTCGGATTGACTGTATTTCAAACGTCCTGGAACCGTGTGTGATACGGTCCTTGGGTTCAACGCCGGATATGTACCTGGTTGTGATCTTCAGCGTTGCAATGGCTCCAGCCTGCTGTGCATTGATCATTTCTGTGCCGCTCATTGGTTCGATTGAAGCCCACACCGTAGCAGTATCAGACCAGGTGAAATCGATTTCACCAAAGTCATCAGTCGTTTCTGATCGACTTTGTATCGTGACTCGATGGCGTAGTAGTCCTGCCCTCATGCGTACTCTGGAACCTTGTATTGCCAAAGCAGGGATTCGATTGAGAATGGAACAGGTGATGCTGTCGTACCAACAATGTACGGTTCTCTGGTTTCATAGTAGTGCGCGACAAGCAGACGCATGGCCTGGCGGATTGGCTCCGGCACATCGGTTGTTGCCGTGCCATAGCCGGCAACGAACGTGATTGTGACGTTGTGGATTTCATCCCGTACAGTCGGCCAGTTCTGCAAGTATGCAAGCACGATCCTGCCAGGGTTGCTGTCTGCATCTAC